TACCATTTGGTAATCTTATACTTGCTGTAGATGAGAAAGTTAAAGTTGCTGGTGTTGTTAAAGTTCCACCAGAGATTGTGATTCCTGTAAATGTTCCTGTAGTAAATGTACCCGCCGCTGCCGCTGTACCACCGATTGCTGGGGGTGAGGCTAAATAATTACTAAATCCTACGCCTGAAACTGTGCCTGATGCAGATAAATTTGCTGCTGTTAAATTACCTGATGATGTTAAATTAGTGAATGTTCCTGCAGCTGCTGTGCCTCCACCTATAACTGTACTATCTATAGTACCGCCATTAATATCTGCTGAAGTTATACTTAGAGAAGCTAAATCATCAATAACATTTACAACATTAGTTCCGTCATTAAATACTAGCGTTGTTTTACCAGCTGGAACTGCAATACCTGTACCAGAACTATTTTTAACTGTGACCGTATCAGCAAGTCCATTATTAATAATGTAGAATTTTTCAATCGCTGGGACAATTAAGTTTCTAGCACCGCCTGATGTGCCTGTTAGATTAAGTCTTAGATTACGAAAGGATTGAGTAGCGTTAGAATCAGAGGCTGTTAAAGTAACATCTGCACTTGAAAAGCTAACGTCGGCAGAGCCAGTAATGGCTTCTTCTATCGCCGTGCCTAAATTGGTATTGGTCGTAACGCCCCATGTACCTGATTGGTCACCGGTACCAATTAACTCAATTTTTAAATCTGAATATGTACTTGCCATAATTTATCCTTGATTTTATGCTATTTTAACTCGATTGTCCTTCCATTGGAATACTTGTAGCATGTACTTTAGTATGGCGTTTTTCATTCCAAGCTTCTCCACAATCGGAACATGTACCTGAATTATATTCTTCAGCGTCTACTTTCATACCACAATGTGAACATTCAAGTTCTACTTCATAAGCACATTCTACTGTGCCATCTGCTTTTTTAGTTGCGTCTATTTTTATCATGCTGCTATCTCCGTCCAGTTAGGCGTTTGTGTTGTTGTTACATCTGTCCAGTTTGGTGTCTGATTAGTATCTATTTCACCCCATACAAGAGTAAATACATTAGTTTGTCCTTGTGCTTCTACTCCTGTTACATTTACAGTAGTTCCTGAACCTTCTACTACTGTTACATTTCCTAAATTAGTTATTAATCTAGATGTTAAAGATATAGGAACATTTGCGTCCGCTGTAACAGTTGCGCTTCCTAATCCTGTTGTACCTGCATTGCCGGTTACATTTACACTAACTCCGGTACCTTCTACTACGGTTACAGAACCTAAAGCACTTGTACCTGCATCTCCAGTTACTGGAACACTAACCCCTGTACCTTCTATTACTGTAGCAGAACCTAGTCCTGTAGTTCCAGCTAGCCCAGTCACTGTGACATTTGCATCTGCTGTTACTGTTACATCGCCTACATCTGTTGTTGCTTCTTCGCCTGTTACTGGTACTTCTACATCAAATTTAATTTGTACGCTATTTAAAGCTGTTGTACCTTGTACACCTGTAACACTTACATTTGCTTCGCCTATTGCATCAGCAGTACCTAACCCAGTTGTTCCTTGTACACCTGTAACACTCGCGTTTGCATCTGCGGTGATTGTTACATCACCTACTGTTGTAGTGCCTGCTTCGCCTGTAACAGCTACACTTACTCCAGTTCCTTCTACTACTGTAACACTGCCTAGTGTGGTAGTACCTGCTTCGCCTGTAACACTTACATTTGCATCTGCTTCTACACTAGCTGTGCCTAAAGCTGTTGTACCAGCTAATCCTGTAACACTTACATTTGCATCTGCGGTGATTGTTACGTCACCTATATTACCTGTTGCATTTACTCCTGTTGGGAATACATTTGCGCCTGCAACAACAGTTTCATTTCCTAGTCCAGTAGTTCCTTGTACACCCGTAACAGCTACGGAAACACTTATGTTCCCTAACGCCGAAAAGGCGGAGGTGGCTAAAGGGCTATCGGAAAACATTTACAGTACTACCCAGCGTTGTCCTGACGGTACTGTTACTGTAACCCCACTACCAATAGTAATTGGTCCTACACTCATTCCATTATATCCTGTAGGAAAAGTATAATTAGCACCAACGGTTTCATTGTTTGTAACTATACCATTTGATGCTTCTAAATTAGCTCCTGATAAATCACCAGAAACTGTAACGTCTCCATTTGCATCTCCGTATACTGCTTTACCCGCTGGATACACAACAAATACATCTTTAGTTCCTGCAGAAAAGTTTACTGCGCTCCCTGCATTAGAAGACGCAAGAATAGTATCACGAGATAAAGTTGTACCTGATGCAGTATATGTACCAAGACCTACTTCCCATTCATCAGCAGCACTTAACTGAATAGTGTAATACGTTGTATTACCATCGCCGATAGCAGAGAAAGCTTGATAATCAGTCACTGCTCCAGCTAGTGTTAAAGTACCTGTACCTGTCGTGGTAGTAGTTTCTTTTACCCTGTCTTTAACAACAAGAGCCATATTAGCCTCCTATTAGGCTATTCTAATAATAGCGTTAGAAGCGTCAGCTGTAGGGAATACTACAGTAAAGTCACCTGCTGTTGATGTTTTGTCTGCACCAAAGTCTAATACTGCTACAGATTTGTTTGATTGTGTTGAATTATAAATCAACGCACCACGTGCTGTAATAGTAGAAGATGTCCATGTCTCATCATTAAAGTCTAAGTACGCTGTTGTACCTGATGAAGTTGGGGCAACGGTTGTAAGTGCTTGTCCACCAGCAACATATCCTGTACCTGAAACTTCGTTAGTAGCTGAGTAAGCTGTTGTTGTATCATCTAAAGTCGCTGATGATGTGTATAAAGCCATGTACATAGTATCAGCAGTTGTTCCTGCACGAGCTACTGTAGTACCAAAAGCGTGAATACCATTCAATAAGTCCACTTTAAATGACGTACACATTGCTTGAGTAATTGCCATTTTTATATCTCCAAAATTTTAATTAAATCTGAATGTCCTGCATCACGCAGTTTATTCGCTATTGTTGTATGATTAGACTTAATAGCCTTTTTCATATATTGCACTAGAACATGTCTAATGTTGTTTTTGTAAGCTTCTGCTTGCTCACGTATTAACGGGTTAGCATCTTGAGCAACATATATAATCTTTGCCAATGCCATTTCCGCTACTTGTTCAGGCGTATGCCCGTGTCCTGGTTCAGAGGTAATTACATCAAACTGTAAATCCCCAAAGTTCATTTCTTTCATTATTTAACCGGTATCCTTTCTTGCCCACTTCTGTAAGCATCCCGTCTATTTTTACCTTCACCTAAATTTTGTAATAATCCCATAGCCTCATTATATTTATTCATATATTGAGTTACTGTATCTGCCTCATCTTTCATAAAGACAGCCGCTTCCAACAAACTTCCATAGAATAAAGCACTATCAAAATTATCACCCAACCAAGTGTTACCAGCTGTAACAATAGACTCAGGATAATAATAGTAATGAAGCTCAGTATTGTAATTAGCATCTGGAGTAGGTCCAAGCAACATTGTTGTATCGCTGAATATTGCATAATATTGTGGTTGTCCATAAAACCCTGAATCTGTATCAGGGAAAGATTCTCTAATAAAATTTACATCTTTATTTAATAAGTATGTATATTCATTATCAGCGTTAATCACAGCAATACTAAATGTAGATAACCAATCACTAGGTAAACTAAAATATTTATTACCGCTTGTCATGTTACCTGTCACATTTTTACGTAAGTCAGGCAGTTGAACTGAATTATATATTCTTTGTTCAGCTTGTTGTATAAATGTATTTACATCAGTAGTGCTATACTGGTTTTCTGTATACGATTGTACAGCTGCTACAAGTTCTGTATAGTTCATTACCTATCCTTATGCCATTGGGCCGCGTGCTTTTGTACCTTTAGTCGCTGCACCATTACCACGTGTTACTACACCTTCAGTCTTAACATCCTTTTCAGGATAGCCAGCTGTGTTAGGTGTTGC